ATGCCTCGAAAAATAATTTACAGTCATATCATGATAATCATCTTCGCTTTTTGCGGGATAAGTTCTGCTTTAGCCGATATTGTCATCACCGGAACCCGCTTCGTCTATCCGGAAAAAGAGCGTGAAGTAACGGTAAAAATTGATAATGTTGGAGATAAGCCGGCTCTCGCACAGGTCTGGATTGACGCCGGGGACCCTAATGCCACGCCGGAGACGGCCAAAGCGCCCTTTACGATTACTCCTCCTATTAACCGCATCAACGGCGGTAAAGGCCAGACGCTGCGCATGATATATACGGGAGAAAAGCTGCCCGGTGATAAAGAATCCTTATTCTGGCTAAACGTGCTGGAAATTCCGGCGACGAAAAAAGACAATAAAAACCAGCTAAAAATGGCGGTTCGTTCAAGAATTAAAATTTTTTACCGCCCGCAGGGATTAGCCGGCAGCGCCAATCAGGCAGGAAAGTCAATCATCTGGAAAAAGGTCAATGGTGGAATTGAAGGTTCAAATCCTACCCCGTACTTTGTCTCCCTGGCGAATATCACCGAGGATAAAGAAGGGAAAACAGTGGTTGCCAACGGAGGGATGATTGCACCGGGAGGAAAGAGCGTTTTCCCCATGAAGAAGCACCTCGCGACGATTTATCCATCTTATATTAGTGATGAGGGAGCGATTAATTCCTTTGCGCAGCAGATCATCCCCTAATATTGAAATCCGTTATCGTTCACAAACCATCGGCGAAAACGTACGCTTATCACCTTGTAGCGCTAGCCCATACCTTTTCACACTCCATAAAAAATGCCATTAATGAGGTAAGAAATCATTAATGGCATTATTTTTATTCAATTACCGCAAAGAATAAATTTTATTCCCACTCAATTATTTACAGCACTCGTAACCAATTGACTGAAAACAAGTTTATAAAACGATAAATTCTGCGTACCGTTTTATATACCGTCACCGGGAAATAGTACCCTGTTTCGTTAGTTCATCGTACTGCCTTTCGCAGACCTTTCCGGCTTCTGCTGCCCGGTCAGCGTATTCTGCCAGTTGCCTGTTTCGTTCGAGAGATTTTTCGAGCACGTCGGCAAGCAAAACTCCGGTGTCTGCGGCTGACGTCCCAGCGCCGACAGTGGCGTTATACTGCCTGAGCTGCTCACGGATGGCAACGAGCTGCTGCTGCAGCCGGCCAGCGCGAGCGGCAGCATCAAGAGCATCATTGCGCGCCTGGTCGATCCTCTGCTGGGCTTCACGTTCATTGGTTGCTTTCTCCTGTTCGTCGTGTTGACGGGCTTTCTCATCTTCTGCTTTGCGGTCTGCCTTCGCCTGTGCATACCCGGCTTTATACTGCCTGTCACCGTGGACGTTCCAGGCGACAACGCCGCCGGACACCATAGCAGCAAGCATCGCCACGATAAGCAACTGTTTCCAGTACGCTTTGATTAATGCCCAGATCATGGTTTGCTCCTGCAAGACTCAATCTGTTTATGTAAGTTGGCAATAACGTCTGGGTGCTCCAAGTTTTGTGAAATAACCCCATCATCAGAAATGAGTATTCTTCCTTCAGTCCAGGCTGAATGCAGTGCATCAGACAGTCGTTTTTCGGAAGGAGAAAGGTTGCTTTCCTTCTGGAATATGCCTCTTAACCACTTAATGATTTTCATAGCAGCACCTTACTGGCTGTGATGTACCGCGCGCGCCGGTCGTCGATACCGTTCTGGCCGCCGTTGATAATCTGGGTCACGCGCGCCAGGTCGCCGGTATATTTGAGGCAACCTTTCGTGGCGAAGAACCACGCCGCGCTGCGCGCGGCATAATTATCCTGCGCCAGTAGTTCAGGCTGAGTGACCAGATCGACCTTTAACCCGTTTCCGCAGTCCCGGTAATTAGTAAGGCCGGTGATCTGGATAAGCCCACGCCCGCGGAAATTATAACCGTCACCCGGACCGTTATTCCCCATGCGCTTGCTGTACACCAGATTGGCGATAGCGCGCTGGCGCACCAGCGGTAATGACGGCTCACCCTGGCGGCGGCCTAGCGCGTTGGCCTGGTCCTGAGTCAGCCGCCCGGCGCGCACAAAGCCAGCGAGACCGGCAATGCTGTAGTTAAAGCTTTCTACCAGGCGGCTGAAACCGCCGCTTTCATGCCCGGCCTGGGCAATAAACATCGCCTGATCCAGCGGCTTGATGATGCCAAACTCTTTCATGGCCGCCACGATGTGCGGATGCCAGCGCGTGGCCAGCACATCGCTGATGCTAGCTGCTTTCTGAAACTGGTTAATGTCCATGTTACGACCTCGATATCTTGAATATTTGCACGACGTTGCCGCGGGTTTTCAGCACAGCGGCAAGCATCACTGCGTTAATGACGACCTCAGACAGATCTGCGGTCATGGGGAAGTGGTAGAAGAATGAATACGCCGCCCGTACCGGAATGCTGGCCGCCGATACAATCAGGAAATAGGCAATCCATCCTCCCCATCGGCGGTGCCGCGATCCGTTGCGCTGAAAGAACATCACCCGTAACGCAATACCTGCGCATATGATGGCGTTGGCGATAAGCAGCAGATCATGGCCTGTCATCGTCTTTTCCTCCCGGGATTAAATCGCGTGGATTATCAGAGCGGTGATACAGCCAGATGCCAACCCGCACAGCGACAATTGACGCAACGAAAGCGCCAGCGGAATACACAATGCCGCGCTCGAAAGAGTCCTGAGTGATTGTCGGGATCATGCTGGCCAGCCCTATAAGGACTGATGCCGTAGGCTTATAGAAGAGAAGACCGCAGAGAAAGCTTAGAAGGGACAAAAGAACGCGGCGCCGGATAGGATATTCAACCGCTGATGTGACAAATATTACCGCCCCTGCGAGTGAGCCCAGCGCCACTTCCGGCGGAACACCGGCTACTACTGCCGCCAGCGCTCCGTAGCTAAGCCCCTGATTTACTGTATCAGCGGTTAGCGTTCCTGACATGGTGACCACCGTTTACTATGCATGATGAACCTCCTGAAGTTGGTAAGCTCATCATACACAATAAACCTAATATGGATAAATGGTAATACTAAGCAACGCTAACGAAAAGAGTCTATTGGACCATATCCTTGAATTTATCAATAGTAGCCATATGAGCGTATGCTTTTTCTTCTGGATTCATATCATCAAGATCATACTTGCAACTGAATGTTTCCTGATCGAACACAACATCACTACCAGGCGCACGATAATTGACAATAAAAGACATGACGGTCTTATCCTCTGATATGTTGATAGCTCCAACAGAAATACTTGCTCCTGTAACGGCTATACCTTTGAAAATAACATTTCCTGTAAGCATAACTACCCCTTAGCTAATTTTTCCGGAAGACTCATAGCGAATACGAATTCTTGAGAATGAAGGCGTTACTGTCGCAGCTGTAGTGTTATAACATGTGACAGTAACATTTCCCGCGGAATCAACGTTTGGTGGTTGCATACTGGCTCCATTAAGCGCTCCATTTGGCGTAGCTGTCACAATCGTGGGAACGAATCCTGTCGTGTCAGTCACGCTCTGAACTGGTGATGTTGCAGAACCATTTGGTGCTATAGGGCCAGGAGCCCAAGCAAATGACCAATCCAGATAATCTTTTTTCTCAATAAATATGCCATCAAATAATATTTGAGATGCTCCATTAGTAAGAATGAATGTACCGTTAGTAATTTTGTTTGGCCTGATTTGCCAAGTATAATTACTCCACGCCCCATCAGCCGCAACGCTGACACTACCAAAATCCACACCATCTAAATTCAGGATAACTGACGAGGCCACGCCTGACACGTTTTTCATCCGAGCGGTGAGATGTACAAATTCTCGGTCAGAAATTAGAGCGCGAGAAATAACACCTCGTCGAATTTCAGTCGCAGCAGGAACCGACATTACCGTTCCGTAATGAGTCATTGAGTTTGCATCAGGTACAAAGGGATTGTTTACCAGCCCGGTCATTTTATGGGCCGATATAAAGCCCGGCGCTTCATAGTACGAGCGTTTGTTTTTTGCTCCATTGTTAGTGTGATAGATAATCGGCTCGATATCCTGCGGCAGGTTTGAAGTGCAAACAAAAGTACCGTCTGCTGTTGCATCTCCCCGGTTAGAAATGTTTTTACTTCCTGCAACGGTTCCGCCCTGAATATTCAACAAGACATTATCGCACCCTGAGAACTGGTTACCGCTAATGTTAGGTTTTACACGAGAATTAACACCAATTCGAATACAGTTTGTATATAGATTTTCATTAGTTAATTTGAAGTTCGTAAAGAAGTTATCTTTTATATCTACCCTGTTGGCCTGTCCAAGGTATATAACGGACTTCTGAGTGATATTGCCGGATACGGGCTTATCGTCGTACTCAAACTTGTGATGACCCGCAATAGAAAGCACATCGAGGTTTGAATTATCGGTACCATAAATCCATGTGCCGGAGTTGAATCCGAATATCCCGCGCCAAAGGCTGAAGTTATTGACGTTGTTATTTGGTTTATCAAGGTAGTCTTCAAAACGAATGCATCCAGTATCCTCGCTCCCTAATCTCCTACAGAGATAATTATGAATGCCTCCCTCGGCGACGTTTCTGAATGACGCCCCCCAACCTGCCATATTTTGAAGAGCAAGCATTTCACAAAAGAAGTACGACCATGACTCTACTCGAAGAAGAATCCCGGTTGAGTAGTCTGTTGCTCCACGGAGATCTATATTACGAAGGCCACCACCATGAGGGCGATCATCTTTATCCCCCAAAAACTGTATTCCGTATGCCGCTTCTGCAATTTTGATAATTGTTGAACCGGTTGAGTCGATGGATATGACACCTTTTCCTTCAATAAACATGGGCGTAGTGATATCAAGCTCACCAACTCTGAGTGGGCCTTTAACTGAACGAGGCGGGATATTGACGACTCTTTGACCATCAAGGGCTGCTTTTTTAAAGCGCAGGCTGTCATCATTCTGACTGTCAGACTCCCAGTTAAATATGCTCACGCCCTCCCTGAGAACATCATTCACCGGCCTGGGGCTGGTAAACGCGCCACCAGGGAAATGCATTACTAAATTATCACCAAGCCCTGCCTCTCCAGATGCTAGCTTCAAGGCTAGATCAGCCGTATCAGTCATTGAGAATATTGGTACCGGATCTCCCTCACTGTTCCAGCCAAGTAAGGAATTCCTGCGAGCTTCAAGTGGGGGTAGAGTCTTTACAGATTCTTCAGCAACCCTCAGGGTCCTAAGAAAGTTAGAATCAATTTTTTGATCAAGTACTGCATCTCCGGCTTTCCAGGCGTTCGTATTGTCAATGATCTGACCATCAACATATTTCTTCGTCGCCGCATCCTGCGCCTGTGACGGGTCACGCAAGTTACGAATGCGGTTGTTCAGTGCATCGTAGTAGTTTGCGATGAAAGATGGCTTGCGCAGTGCAAGGCGCAAAAAGCTGAAGCACTGCTGGATCAACATCGTCAGCTTGTCGAACGCATCCTCATGTACTTCGGCGAAGAACTTGCCCTGGTTACGCAGGTCTGTCTCCTGAGTAACGGGTAGCGATCGAGATATCGAAATCTGCCACCCATTCGCCAGCGGCGATGAAAGCACCACGCTGCCGCCTGAATACGTTCCCGCCCCCGTCACGCTATAGTCAGTATCGAGAGTCAGCACGGTAATGTTTTCGCTCAGGTCAACTACCTGAACCATCAAATCTGTTTTCTGGAATATACGGAAGGTATACGGGAATGATGTGGTTACGCCGTTCCCTGTGTAGTCGTTATGGTCGACTTCTGTTGAGACCGTCATGTATGAATCTCCGGCATTCGCAGCGCCCGGCGCGCCACACTACCGTCATTCTATTACCCATCAACTCATATATGAATATTACACCCCTTGATATAAGTCATTATTACCTTAAAGGTAATCAATATCCTCTGGAAATGTGTTTTCTCTTTTGCTATATGTATATATATACAGTATTTTTTGGAGTTATCTTAATGCCAGAGCGGTACCGTTATCCTATAGAAGAAGGTTTTGCAGAGCGCATTCATACCCCGGCAGGTGTCAGATCTCTGGTTGAGCAGTCAAAGTTAATGGAGCTTTTACGTGAGATGCAAAAAGACGGGCACGACGTCAGCGGAGCAGCAGCGGAACTGGTGGCGCTGGTCAACTACGTGACAAGTTCGCAAGTCTCTATGCTTGACCTGCAAACGCACCTGGATTACTGCGCAATGCAACTACGGCAACAACTCAAATAGGAGTTGAAAAGGTAAACAGGTTGGTTTTGCCATAAAAAATGATGCTAAAGATATAGTTATTGAGCTAATGAAGTATGTTGTCCCGCTTATCATTGGTGGACTTGGTGGTTTTTATATTGGTAAAGCCAAGGGAAAAGATGAGGCTAGTGGTGAGTAACTAACTGTAATTGATTTTTATGGATGAAATCTAAGCGCAGCGCTAAACTCATGAAGCCACGTTCAGTGGTCTACACATGGTAAGTGAAAATGAAAAAAGCATTAGCAGTGCTGTTTGTTCTGTTGTCTCTGGGTTCAGCTACACAAGCTTTCGCTGGAAACTGCCAGCATGATAGTGATACTGCAGCTGACGGCTCACGTTGTGGCGGTCGTTCTGCTGACTCCCGTCCCGGCGGTCAGTGATAATTAAGGCCGCGCAAGCGGCCTTTGTGACATGTCACCGCATAACTCTATGATATTCCAATATATCCAGCCACACCAAATAATATAAATACTACTACTACCGCAAATGTGCCATCTTCAACAACTCCCTTACGGTTCATAACCACAAGCGCCACAAGCAGTAACACAACCATAATTAAAATGACCATTTGCATATCCTTATTGTGGCGTAACGTCCTGCGGTCGCCACCAGTATGTTTGGTTAAATTCTTTCTTCGAACGCTGCTCCATCTTGCGCAGATAGCCAGGAGAGAAATACTCCTGCATCTGGTTAAACATCATATGGTCCAGCGCTGCCTTCAGATACCAGATATTAGCACCTGGCGTCAGTCCTTTGCCAAGTTTGACAAGGTCACCGCCAGTTTGTTCGCTCTTACCCTCTACCGCGTTTAAAGGGATGCCCTGACCGATCTTAATGACATCGTCAACGAGTCCAGCCACCGGGCCGAGCATAGACGCCAGCGCACCGCTTCCGTATCGGGTATGATCGGATAGCAGAAAATCACCATACAAGCCAAGACCACCACCTTTCAGCAATGCACCAAGCCAGAATTTTGCGGCATCTTTACCAGCCATATCCCGTGGGTTTCGACCAGAAGCTATATCATTCAGTTGCTGAGAAAGCGCGCCAAGGATTGTCGTACTGGCGATAAAGGTCGCGATGTATGCTGCCCGACCACCGGCGGAAGGCATACTCATTGCGCGAGACCAGTGGCGCATAACAACAGAGATCGGGAATGATTTGAACAGGAATACACTTCGGGTTAGCTCCCCTTTCCATGTCCCTCTCTGGATACCAGAACCAGTCAGCATCTGTTCCCGCGCGCCAGGTGTGATAACCGCCATATCAACCTCCTCGGTCACGGCTCCCAACAGTTTACGCATCGCCTCAAACTTAACTCGCTCCGGGGACCCGAGATGCTGCACAGCAGAATCAGGAATGCGCATGATACTTTCCGGCGTCAGCATCGTGTTATTGCCTTTCCCCCAGTCCTCCTGCTGCGCCAGTTTCCAGACACTCCAGTCTGCATCAGTGATCCCCTTGCTTTTCAGGATGCGGAAATCAGCATCATCGAGACTGCGTAAATCAGGCATTCTGCTTACGACGTCACCCAGACTTCCCATCATCGTTACGCCATAGGCGCGCTTGTGGGCATCTGACCAGGCCGTCAGGCCACTGGCGCGCATCACTGCTGTTGCCGCCCAGCGGGATACCGACGGGCCCATATTATCCATCGCCCAGCGGTTAACACTACCCAGCAGAGACTCCATTGCCAGCCCGGCGCGGCGCGCCCGGGCAAGCTCCGTGCGGTTAGCTGGGTTCATTGCCTCTAACTGGTTACGAAATAGCTGGTTCATAGGCAGGTTGGTAACCTTAGCCGATAAGTACATGGTGCCAAGATCAGAGAAAGAAGCGAGCAACGCTGAGCCAAGGCGGCTGGCCACCATCCAGTTGCGAATGTTATCCGACCATCTCGCAATATGCGGGTTAGCTACCGGCTGAGTTTTCCCGGAGATGAAGTTGTAAAGATTCTCTGTGCTGTTCGCCTGGCGCTCCACGCTTCCGGTTTTACTCGGATTAGCCGTTGCCGTCTCCGACTTCGTCTGATCGAGAAGTGAACGGAAGACGTGATCAGGGTTCGGCCCGTAGGTTTCCACCAGCGCAATGTCTTTACTGATTCCTTCCAGATGGCCGACCATGATTTCCCACAGAGAGCGATCACCATAAAGTTGCTGATACTGGAGGTATGAGTCAGCATCTTTAAAGTGGATCTGTCGCGATGCGTTACCGCGATTAGCGCGCGCACCAGATATCCGCATTCCTGTATCACTGAGCTTGTTCAGGCCGCCGGTAGCGATAGTGTTATAAGCTTCACCAAGGAACGCTGATAACTCTGAATCATTCATTAGCTGCCCATCAGCGCGAGTATAATATTTGCGGTCAAGTTTCCCGATAACGTCGCTCACCCATTTATCCCGCGATACCTTGCCAACCTTTTCCATCGAGTGATGTTGCGGGATACCCCAGTTTTCCAGGTAGCCGATGTCACCGCCCGCATCATTGAACCTGCGCCGCAATAGTTCGGTTACTTCACCCCAGGCTTTTGCGCCCTTACTGGCTTTAGCATTCCCGGTCTTTTGCCCGCGGATCTCAAAAATGAGGTCACGTACTCCGGCCTCATCCTCGAATAAACCAAAGAAGCGCGGATCCACTGCTTCGAAAGCTTCCTGCAACTGGCTAAGAGCATAGTCACGGGTTGCTTTCGTACGTGACTCTACTGACAGGAAATTAGATTTCCCGTCTGCGCTGAATGCAATCGTGCGATTGAGTGCGCCCAACTTTCCATCCGCGCCCTGATAGCTATTGATAAACTTATCCAGCCGCTGACGTGCCGCTATAGTCAGCGCTACCCGGCGTTTCTTAAGTGCTGCCTCCTGCTGCAGTTCGTCTGCAGCTAACTGCCCGGCTCGACGCAGTCGCTCTGCATCGGTAAGTTGCCGCCATGATGCAGGATTATCACGCGCCAGCGACCGCATATTTCGGTATATGCGGTCCTCAATGTTCTGAATTTCTCTGGCTGTCAGGGTTCTCTGCGCCGCCTGCTGTACTGCCTGAATACATTCCTGTCTCATTCAACTATCCTCTCAAGAAACATGCTACGGCGACATCAAACAGGCTGGAATCCTGAATTGCCTGTTCGTTTTCTCTACTGGCTTCATCAAGCGCCTCGCGCGCGCTACGCGACTGCGGGTTACCATCTTCATCAAGAACGGTGATCACCATATCCGGCGATTCGTTTAACGAGTCCTCGGCAATGCGAAGATCCATATCACCGGCCTGCTCCGCCGTTGGTTTCTGCTCTGCCTGGCGTAAAGATGCAGCAGTATCAAACGGGGCAGCCTCGTCAGCACTGCGCACTTCTGCAGTTTTATAGAATGAAAGAGCCTGCGAATTCAGATCTGCCTCGGCCTGCTGGCGGCGAGCAAGTTCTGCTCGCGCTTCAAAGAATGCCCCGCCGGGCTCATGAGGTGACAGAGCATCACGGGAAAACTTGAGGCGTCCTTGTGCTTCGGTGATTCGCTGATCAAGGTCGCGCAATCTGGATTGTTTATCAGCGCGTGACTGTGCCAGCGCCTTTCCGCTTCCCTTTGGTTCCTCAGAAAGAATTTGGTTACGCTGTTCTGTCAGGTTATCAATAATGCGCTGACTGTTGGCGATCTCAGACTGGTAAACCTGACGATCCCCGCGCGATAAAACCTGCGCGGCCTGCGCTTCAAGAATCCTTGTCTCAATTGCACGCGCCGCAGAACCTTCATCTGCCTGAAAAAGCACCTCATCGATGGACTGCGCAATCAAACTTCGGCGCCCGGGAATATCACTGAATGATGCTGGTTCGGCAATGCTGGCAACATCCACTTCCCGGCCTTCACTGACATCTCTCATGGCCTTCTGTAAAGCCTGAATGTGCGCGTCACGTGAAAGAACGTTGATCGGTACGCCTGGGGATACATCGATCTCAGCATGATGGGAGGCGTTGGCGGAAAGTGCCGCATCCACCTCTGTGGGGGTAAATTCTGGTGCTCTTGCCGATTCACCTCGGGCATTAATAAAGCGACCTAAACCGCCGAAAGCGACACCGAGCACTGCGTCAATAGCTATGGCCTGGCGATCAAATACATCGTACTGATTAGCCATCTCGGTATAGCCACCCTCACGCAGCGTCTGCGCAGTCAAACCGCGCTGAGCCATGCCAAAGGCAATGTTAGTTCCTGCTGCATAGGCAATGTCAGGAGCTGCTCGCGCTGCGGTCGCCGCAGCACCGCGCACTGCACTTTCACCAGTTCTCGCCAGTTGTGCACCAACCCCTTCAGCTAATGCGCCACCAGCACGCAAGCCAAGACTCATTGGGATCAGCGTTCCTGCACCAGCAGTGATGCCCTGAACCAGCCCTGCTTCCTGCGCCGTCCTGAAATCAACGCCCTGCGCAGTAAGGCGCTCATACTCAGAAAACCCTTGCAGGGATGTCACTGCCGCCGCACCGCCGGCAGGGCCAGCAAGTAGCGAACCAACCACGGCCTGCCCCCCCATGTCGAACAGTCCATGCAGAACCTGCCCAGCTGTTCCTGTGGTTGCTGCGTCTGGCGTCAGGCGCTTTACTTGCTGTTGTGCCAACTTTCTTTGCTCGGCAATGTATTCTGCAGACGTATCGTTTACTGAGGTGTTTTCGTTTACGAATTTGGCGATAGGTGAAACCAGCTTGTCCATGCCTGCCCAGAGTAACTGGTCTGGTTTTGCCACCAGGCCAGAATAGAGGCCAGACAGGCCAGCGCCGACTGCATTATCGAAGAAACCCACATCACTGTTGAAGCCAGCCGGATTCGATGCTGCATCATCCAGTTGCTGATTCTGGTTTACCGGGTTAAGTCCGAAGTAACTCATTGAGGGATATCTCCAGAGAAGCGCTGACGTTGCTGCGTGAGATCGATAACTACCGGTGTTCCGTCCTGTTTCAGGAGGTATCCGGTGCCAAGTTTTACCAGATACTGGCTATCTCCGTGACTTTGAAGGCCGTACTGGCCTGGCGGCGCTTTAATCCCTGCATCAACCACCTGAGATTTCCAGGCCTGATTAACCTGTTTATCAAATTCTTCTGCTGACATACCCCATGGCAAAAGCACGCTTCCCATGCCGTTATAGTCATGCACACCGCCAGTGGCTACGTTAACAGCCTGTTTCCAGACCGAGCTATCCATCTCACCAGAGACAACTCCTTTCTTTGCCATGATTCCTGCGTAGTAATCTTTGGCGATGTCATAGGCCATAGAAGCACCGTCTGAATCACCAGCGAATGCATCTTTTACTATGTCAGTAAAATCAGGCAGCAATTCTGTATCCTTTGGCATGGCAATGCCTTTGGCGTCTTTGGTTCCTCTACGTGCTGCTGAGCCTGAAAGAATGGTTTGGGCTGCTGATTCCGGAGATACAGTAATGTCAGAGCTGAACCAACTTTTCTCAGCAACAATTCCGCCAGGCTTATCCATCAGGATACCGGCGACTGCGGCAGAAGGCGCATTGGCACTTATCTGTTGTAATGCAGACATATAGACCTGGCCGCCGCCGGTGCTCTGCCTGATCGTGTCGAGGTATGCAGACTGCTGAGATACAGGCGCATCACGGAAAAACGTTCCAATCTGATTTGCCTCTTCTTTAGAAAAGAAAGTTAACGGTGTACCGTATGATTTTGCCATCTCAGCAGCCTGAGATGCGCGCAGCGCAATGCTCTGACCAAAGTTATTTTGATTCGTCATATCAATAGGCTTGGCTTGCCCGGCGGCCAGGGAGAATTGCACAGGATCGGCCTGGCGCTGTTTAATTACCTGATTCGCCGCAGTGACAACATTGTCATAAAGCGCGGCCCGCGACGCATACCCTTCCCCGGTCTGTTCCGGCGTCGGCTCAAGCTGTTTGACGTAGGCTGTGATGCTGCTGGTCGGCATGTTGCGGAATGAACCAATGTACTGCCCGGCGATCTGCGTATTTTTGAACTCGGTGTATCGCTGATTGCCATCCCGCACGCCGTAGGCTGCCATAAAATCAGCTTCGCCAGGCGGGTTGGGAAACTCAACGCCGCGCATGTAAGCCGCGGTCGCGTCGCGTACTTGTCCATCGATCGCGGTTCTGTACTCCGCCTGCTGCTGCCGGCGGATCTGGTCAGCCTGGCGCAGGAAAGTCGCCTGTGCTTCAGGCGACGCAGCGTCGAATGCCGCATTGCCGGTATAGCGCTTATTGCTGCTTGGCAACTGAGAGAGGCCCAGCGCCGCGCTGACGCCGGTTGATAGCTGGTCAGGGCTATATGGTTGCGTGCCATTTTCATGTTTAATGATGGCGGCACAGAGCGCCTGCAGCGTATCAGGGTTTGATGCATCAAGCGGCTGGTTAGCAGTGACGCCGAGCTGCGCGCAAACCGCTTTGATGTATGCTGCCGTATCATTGTTGTCAGACGGCGGCGCCCAGCGGTTAATGATGTCGCTGACGGTATCAATCCCTTGCCGCTGGTAAGACAGCAGGTTACGGCCCAGCGCGCGGATGCCGTGCTCCGGAGTTTCGAATTTTGCAAAGCGACCATCGTCACCGGTCTGACCAACCCAGGGATTAGTTTTGCTGTATTCGAGGTTTCCGGGGTTGTTATTGCGAATGCCGCGGGCGTCACCTTTCTCACCTTTTACATAATACTGATCCTGCTGCTCGTGTAGCCTCTCAGCATAGGCTGTAGCATCTTCAGGGTTGTCGAATATTCCTAGGTGCTTACCAGTTTTTTCATACAACGCAATGGCTTCTTCGTCAGAGAGTAATTTGCCATCGTCGCTTACGGTAGGGATCAGGACTTCACCTGAATCAGTTCCAATGGAAATTGTTCGAACGGTACTGATCGTGCCATCTTCGTTTTTTACAGATGGTCGATTAAACAGATTGATATTGCCCTGCGTCACCATTCCTTTTGTAGACTTTGGATCACCACCATAAGGATTAACTGTCGCCCGTTTTGAACCTGCAACTGTATCGCTCAGCTCGCCATTGCTTTGAATGAAGCCGATCGCGTTATTTGCTGACCACTGAGAAAGCGCGCCATCTGCGACCTTCTCTTTAAATTCTACCTTTTTGGCTTGTATCTGCTCGTCACTCCAGCCATGCGCTGCACCGAAGCTTTCTATTTGCTGAAACGCCTGCTGGTTAGCCAGCACATAGCTGCCATTATCGCCGTACATCGACGCCGCTGTTTTGGCGCCGGTGGTCAGCGTTGCCTGGAACTGCCCTTCTTCGTAGGCATTAAGCTGGCCGATCTCATGCCGACCGGCCTGCGATGTGAACTGAATCCGCTGCTGCTGAGCCTGCTGCAGGAACCCCTGACGGGCAGACTCTGGCAACTGCATCGCCAGCTCCTGCGCTTTTGCGTCAAACAGCTGCGTGTACTCCTGCCCCTTACCGAGGGCATTTTTACCCTGCAGGTTGAGCAGGCCATTCTGCGGATTGGTCATCAGGTCGCTGGCTGTCTGCGTCAGTTGCAGGGATGCATCTTGCGACATTGCAACATCTGCGCGCTGTTTAGCCTGGCCGAATACGTCAAGCGCCTGGCTACCCACATTCACCAGCGCATCGCTGATATTTGGCTGAGCGACAGCCTGAAATCCTCCGGTCTGCACGCCGCGGCTCTCAACCTGGCGACCGGTGACGGTTGGTACAACTGGCATAATTGTCTCCTTATCGACCGGTTTTTGTGCCAACTGCGGCAGAGATAGGGGCTGCGGTGCTCTGCGTGAACGGGTTCCATGTGCCGCCGAAGGTTTTATAAGCCCCATAAGCGTTCAGCGGTGCCGTGAGTAACGTTGTTGCTGCCCCGATATTCCCCTGCTTACGTGCTGAGTTGGCTTCTGCCTGATAGTTGGTCGCCTGCACCTGATAACCGTATGCCTCACGCTGAGCGTTATTAACAGTCGTCAGAGCATCCAGCGTGCCGAACTGGGCGGTATCGCCGAAAATGTCCAGAGCGTTGCCAGAAGAAAGATCCGCGCCGGTCGCGCCAATGGTCGCTGCCTGTGTCCCGGCTGCCTTCCGGTTGCGGCGGCGCACCTCTTCTGCCTGGCTGTTTCCACGATTGATTGAGTCCTGCGCCTGAGCTTCTGCGACATTTGCATTTTGTTGCGCTACTGCTGAGGCATATTTGCCGTTCTGGTACTGGCTAAGCGCCTGGACGCCACTCAGGGCAAGCACGGCGCCGCCAGCGATTACTGGATCGCACATATCACTTTCTCTCCATGTGGAAACGGTGAAACGGTAGCCCCTGCACGCCATACGGCGCCGGGTCTTCCAGGGTAAAACCAAGCCAGTGAAGCCACGCTTTGGCGACGTGGTTGCGAGCATCAACATAGTTTTCAAGATGCGGATAAGCGATCAGCATTGCACTGACCACCTTTCCGCAGCGACGCAGGAAAGTACGCTGGTATTTTTCCAGATCATCCGTACCAACAAGCCATGGGAGGCCGGCGCCGCCAATCATAGATTTAGGCGCAACTCCGAAGACAGTTACCACCCGGCCATTGATCAGCCCGGCGCAACAGAATGTTGATGTACGTAACCCGCACTCCAGGACGCGAGCAGCACTCCAGCCATTGGTGGCGGCAAACTCCTCGATGTCGGCCAGGCGAACGCGGGGGATAATTTCAGCGATGTGCGCTGCGGTGGCCGGGACTATCTGAGCGTTAATCATCAAAAGCCTCCCACGGTGATACGGGGGATCACCGCCAGCACCGAGAGGGGCAGCGGGTCAGTCTGACGGATTTTTACCCGTCCGTTTTTATCCCAGTTGCTGTCGAGTTTGACCTCAACCTTTCCTGTGGCGTCGTCAACCGGATCGTCGTAAAACTCGAATTCGCGCTGAGGGTATTCGTACCACTGGCCACCGGGCGTTGATGCCCAGATTCCGCGGCTGGCGTTCACCACTAACGTTACGGTATTGATAAGCTGTTTCTTATCGAGCAGCGTCTCCTGACCGTTAATATTGATGTCCAGGGTTTCAAACTGGGCGTTAATCGGCAGGCCGATGTGGACCACGGCGCCGGGCTTTTCCAGCGTAACAGCGCCGCCGGTAACAACCTTCTGCGGTTCCACGCTGGCATCCGACAGGATATTGACGGTCTGCCCTTCGAGGTGATCAAGTCCGGCGAATGTCTGCCTGGCCATATACCAGTTAGTGGTGGCGGTGTTGCGCAGGACAGGAGGAATATTCCGGTTTGCCGTCACGGTCACCGAGTTACCGCTTTCGACCGAAATGATGTCGCAACGCAGCTGCATGGCAACATCGCTGCCATCGTCCGGGTCGCTGCCGGTGTAGGGGAATTGGATCTGCGCGCCAACATCACCTGCAGTGAAATAGCTACTGCCGCTCATCGTCAGGGTATACGGGACCTGATAGCTCCAGTCTCCACTACCGCCGCTGATAGTTGCCGCCCGGCTTCCGTTATTGCGCCCGTCATAGGTCAGGCCGCTGTCGACAAAGAAAGCGTCAAGGTCATCGGTAAACTGGCGGCTCGCTAGCCGCTCGATGTAGCGTTTCGTCTGGCCGTTGATGGTGCGGTTAACCACGAAATAGATCGCGTCTTCGCTACCTTCGCTGATGCCGCACGTGCTTTCATACTTCCCGGCGCTGGATTGCGGGGACCAGGCGAAAACCTGCTGATCACGCAGATAGGTCAGCACCAGCAATTTGCCGTCGTCACGCACGCAAAACGCGCTGGAGAACGGGACAATGCAAAATGCCCAGTCGACAATGCTGCGTTTCTGGAAAAGGTGATTAGCCAAGATAGTCAGGTCATTACCTTGGAAACCATCCACATCAAACGAGTAAGCCAGATCCCGCACCACGCTACCCTTTTCCTGGATAAAGAGCGCGATATTAGAAACGGCGATGGGCGGCACATCGCTGCTGCCATTGGAGCCCTGAGAGCTCAGGGAGAACGCCGACGGCGTAAGCACCTTATTCTGGTCGCCGGTCACAACAAACTCACCACCGGAAGTCAGAACAACCAGCGAACCGACATCGATAAGGTGGCGAATCTCGTTAACCTGTCGCCCGGCATAGGTATAAACAATCCGATCATCATCCTGAATCGGGTTATTTTTGCCGAAGTCTTTATAGTCACCGGTGCGGCTGGCCCAGATTGTTTGCGGGTATGCAGGGGATGCAGCAAAGTACAACCGCTGCTGGTAATAGACCACCGTAGCCGGGTAACCGTCTACGCTGTTCCAGGCGTACCGCGCCCACTTATAGCTGGCCTTGTCGACGCCCACCGCATTTTCAGGCACTCTCGAGACAACATCTGCGGTTGCAGTAAGCCCGTCCCCGGCGACGGCAGTGATCCTTACAATGCCGAACCCGCTATGCAGATACTCCCACTGCACGCCGGTATCATCATCGCCGGTACCGCCCCAGCCATCCCAGGACATACCCTCTGTATGTGATGGCCTCAGCGTCCCGGTTTTGCCGGCTGTATTGGCTCGATAATAGTTACTGTCCGCGCGGCGAATATCGTCAATGCTGGTATCTTTGCTGGTCTCCCAGACGGGAACAGAATCAACCGCCGGCTGCTCAAGATAGAACAGTTTTCCGACCTGCTCGGCACCGAATATTGCAGAGCTCGAGGTAAGGGTAATTGTCCCGGTGGTAGCGCTGGCGTAAACGGTTACTGATTCGTCGACGTTGATATCTTCAAACGGGCCGTTTGTAGTCTGGACGTCGACGATCTGCCAGTTGTCATGCGCGTACCGGCGCAGCTCTTTAGGCGGGTAGGAAGGATGCACAATCGTCATTACGTCGGCGCTTTGCGTGAACTTCAGGCCGAAAACATCATTTTCTGTATACGGTGTGGCCAGCTCGTAAATCACATCGCCGGTGGTAAGCACCAGGCCGCCGTCTTTGATGACGCGCATGTAATTGTGACCAAACTCCAGCGCATAGGTCTGCACCGTCGAAAACTGGAAAGGTATAAGGCGACATTTTCGATCCGGGTACTTCGCCGCGGCGATAAACTGCGTGCCAGGGCGATTCTCTACCCCGCCATACTGGCGCACAATAAAGTTATCGCACTTGCGCAGCGCCACCTGGTATTTAGCCATATCGATGCGCCCATATAATGATGGTGCAATCTCGCCACCAGAAAAGCTAGGTTGTATCCAGCTAACAGCCATCAGCACATCCTCGCTACGGTAAACGGATCGTCCGGCAGCTGCGGCTCCTGCGATTCATTCATGCTGTGAGAGCCTGCGCTGAGGATTACGCGGCTGTACATATTCAGCGCGTTATTGCCGAGATCGGCATTACCGGTAATCACCATATTGATTGCTGCTGCCAGCCGCCAGGCTAAAGCCTCTTGGAATATGGAATCGAACATGTTCACATCAGTGATTCGGGAAACATATTTCAGCCAGGCACCAGGCAAATCTGTATAGATCAGTTTCCCTGTACCTTCACTATTAGAACCAGTTATGTACTGAACACGCTGTGCCGCTGTTGGATATCTCACCCCCGGCAATGGTATTTCTGTGATCCTCAAGCAGTCAGTAGGATATTGATATGCATATGCCCAGTTTGGAGGGGGATTGTTAGTATCTGCCAGAGCTACAGTCTTGGTGGCAAAGTTCCAGTCGAAATCAGCCAGAACCGCATCACGTGTATTTTCGTAATGAAGTGAGCACTGCCCGGCTTCTTTGCTCGCCTCCGTCAGGCTATTAATGCTCCGGTTGTTGCCGATATTGCTCAGCGCGAGGTTGCAGATCTCAATAACTGAGGCCATTATTCGCCCCCTTCACCGTAAAGAGTTTGTGCTGCGGTCTTAGGCGCTTCGCCAGACACCGGCGCAATGGCCATATCGGTAATCTGCAGATCCGCGCTGCGGAAAGTGCCATCATCACCTTCACGGGCAGAAATGCCTTTGATCACCGCTTTGGCAGTAATCATCACTTCCGTCCCGACGTTCTGAGGCTGAGCCTTAAGCTTGTTCAGCGTGTCGTTATTCAGGGTGATGCACAGTCCCCACGGATATTCGTCGCGGGTTTTAGTCTCGCCGCTTTCATCCTGGTAGCTGTCGGTGCCGGTTTTTAGATTGACCATTTCCATAGAACGCTCCTACAAGAAAGGGGCCGAAGCCCCTTGTTTTATTCCGAGGCTCAGACGCCTAAATCTTTTCGCTTCTCTGCGATTTTCTCGCGGAGCGTTTCGGCTTTGGTGTTGTGATGAGGTTTCTCGTTAAAGAGCAGTTCATACTCTTCACGGAGCTTATCCAGATCATCATCAGGATCCGCATCGTTCAGCGGCTCAGAAACCGCCTTAACAGTCGCTGATGCCTTGCCTTTAGATTTAGCCTTTGCCTTGGCTTCCTTTGCCGCATCGTTCAGCGGCTCAAGAGCGCTACCAGGCTCGCCGTCATATTCAACCTCTGAGCCTTCCGGCCACAGATTGCTGTTGATATGTGACAAGCGAAGAACGCGGTATTTTGCTTTTTCACCAGACATCGATTTCCCCTTAGCCTGTCACTTTGGAGCGGATCGGATACGGCGTGTTTGCATCCACATCCAGGTTAATACCGGAAGTGAACGCGCCAGCAGTAAGCGGCCCGGTTCCCACGGAATAGTTCACGCGCAGATAGCGGAGAACACCCGCCGGGACTTTCGCCGACACAATGCGCTTACCGGCAGTGAGTGCCGACAGAGCCTGCGCACCGCTGTCATACAGCGTTGTCCATGTGCTGTTGTCCGGGCTGGTCTGCAATTGCACGTTGACAGTAGCAGCGCCAGCAGCGGTTGCGGTGGTGGTCACCAGCGCCCAGAATTCCAGCGGATAACCAATACCGATATCACGGCGGGTACCGTCGATTGGGCCAAGGTCGATCACATCAGTTGAAGCAGCAGTAGCCGTAACCGCCTGCGCTTCGGAGAACATCAACAGTTTGTCGAGGATCATCTTTGTCTCTCCAGTTAACAGCCCGTTACCGGGCCGCTGGTTATTGTCAGGGGTTAAACCACGCGAGCTTCGGTTTCCAGCAGCGCATCGGTTTCGCGAATCGGCACGCCGCGGAAGCTGGTCCACCATTCGCCTTCTGTCTCTTTAACGCTCAGCGCCAGAGAGGCTTTATCCAGGGACTGGAGGTCAAGCGCCTGCGCCACGGTGCGGTTCATGTAGAAAACCGGTTTCCCCATGCCACGGTTAGGGATGCGGTGCAGTGCTTTCACCATCAGGCTTACGATGTTTGCGGCGGCCGCCGGATCAGACAGATCGCTCACATCGATGTTTGCGATGCGCACAACATAGCGCCAGTCGCGAAGAGTCAGACCGTTATCCCACTTATAGTGAGTGCGGTAGCCTTCATACTGGCCGCCATTGGCATCTTTAAGGGTCTGCTGGCCCTTATCTTCCATCTGCAGGCCAGCCTTTTGACCTTTCGGGAAGATGCCGTGAACCGTGTTTTCACCCCATACAACGAGCCAGATTGAGGTGTTATCGGTACCGGTGCCGCCAGCGTCGATGATGTTCTGCCCGTTACCTGCTGACTTGCTGGAGTAGCGAGAAGACAAGCCCATGAACTGTTGCGGATTAACGCTGGAATCACCATAGAAAAGCGTCTGCGCCATCTGCTGGTTCATGGCTTCAATGAAGGCGCGGTCTTCTGACAGGCGGAATTCGGCAGTATTGCCATTCAGATCTGCCAGTGATTTATCAATTTCCGCGTAGGTTTCCAGCATGCCAACGGCATCGGTTACCTGCACAGTCGTCGATTTGCTCGGCTGCACGCCGTAGTTCAGCAGTCGCCAGGTTGCCGACGGCAGGCCTGAGCGGATAGTGGTGCGGTGACCGGTCTGCAGGTTGCCTTCAACGATCAGCATGTCCTGCAGGATTGGGTTGGTCTGGGAAAGGAGCTCGATAATTTTATCGACTTTCCCGTTCGGGTCGATGCGCTTGCCCCAGTCTGCCAGCGTCAGCGCAGTTAAGCCTTTAACAGCCATGGTTATATCCTCTCTTATTTGCCATAGAGCACTTCGGCAGCACTACGCTGGCCGCTTTCGTTGCCAGTAATCACGCCATCTTCCGACATCGCTTTACCGACCTTAATAAATGCCTTCACCAGCTCCGGATGGTTACCCAGTCCAGTGCCGTCCAGATATTCGCGAAGCTCGGGAGTACCGAACTGATCAAGCGCGCGCTGAGCTGCGCTTAGGTTCGCCGTCAGCTTGTCTCCGCCTACTTCCTTATCGGCCTTAACGTCAGCGGCCCACTGCTCGGTTTGCGCCTGCCAGGCTTCTGTCTGACGCTGCTGCACACCGGCCAGTATTTTCGGGTAAGCATCCACCAGCTTCTGCGCCTGCTCATTGGTCAGGTTCAGTTCACGGGCAACCGGTTCGAAGTCCTTCAGCGCTTCAGCGTCCAGCTCGACACCTTCGCCTGCCTGAAATTCGTATTTCTCCGGCGCTCCTTCCGGTTTCTGTTCGTCCTTCTCTTCCGGTTTTTCGCCGTCTTGTTTATCGGCCTTATCGCTCTGCTCTGCGCCCTCATCGGCAGGCTTTTCGCCTTCCTGTTGCGCAGGGTCTGATGCCGGAGTAGAGGTTTCGCCAGCAGGTGCTGCAGGTTCAGATGCCGCCGGCGCCGCGCCACCATCAGCTGGTTGCTCATTGCAAAGGCGGCGATACAGCAGGCGCTCAAATAAATTCATTGGTTATCTCCTTAAACCGGGATCGTTTTGGCTTTCAGCTGCGCAAGAACAGCGTTCAGCGTTGTACGAAGCGCCGCAGCATCCGCAAGAAGCGCGTTGTACTTCGCCACCAGGTCGTTATGGTCTACAAGAAGTCCGGCAACATCGGTTGCAGCAGAAGCTGTATCTGCCGTTGCAGTGGCAGCCGCTGCCGCCGCAATAGAGGCGCCAAGCTTCACGCCGCCGTAATCAGTCGTTGTCGGCGCGCCAATTACCGCAGCCGCCGGATCGGGAACCTCGACAACCTGCTTTGCGCCATTCAGGCGAACTACACGCTGGGTTTGTAACTGGCTCATTTGGTTTCCTCATTAGCCTCTGCGGCCATCTTCAGATACTGATCCGGGCAGTGCGCCATCACGCGCTGAAACAATGCCAGCGCCAGATTGCGCTGCCCTTCGTTGAAAGCTGTAACCTGCGGGTCACAGGCAAAGCAGGCAGAGAAGACCTTCCCCTGCTCCAGCACAGCCCAGATAACCCGGCGGCCCTGCGCGCTATCCATGACGAAACGAATGTCGTCGATGTCGCGCTGTAGAAGGATTTCCTTCTTGCGTGCTGATTCAGCAGCTAACTGGTCATCATCAAAATCTGTCATTGCTGACCACCTGCAGGAGCGCCTGCTGCGTTAGAAAGCGCGGTGAGAACGCTCGGATCTGCGGTCTGCGCTTCGCTGAGTGTTTTTGCACCCTGAGCTGCTGCCATACCCATTGCCATCGCCTGCTGCTGTTGCTGCTGCTGCGCGCGCTGTTGGCGAATCTGCTCGACCTGTTCTTGCGGTACGATGACCGTCGGTGACGTTCCTGACATTTCTGCAAATGCATCGATGGCTTGATCGGCGTCGAGTTTGTCGAGAGCTTCTGGTTTGAATTGCGCAAGTTGCCCAATGAATCCGACAGTTGTTGACAGGCTGGATAGCCCGATAGATTTCTGCGCCTGCGCCATAACAGAGATGTATTCGATGCGCAGCGGCATACCCTGCAGGACGTCCGGCGGCTGCGGGAGGAGGTTTTTACGCGCCATGATGGAGAAGGTGCGATCGATAAGCGGGTTCAGGCATTCATCGTTCAGACGCTCCAGCACCGGGCCCAGCATCAACAGCTTCTCTTCTTTCATCTCGATCACTGCTTCAACCGGCATCGAGCGGGTATTGATGTTCTGCAACATCATGAAGAGGTCGACAAAGTAGGCGCTGTTGATGATCTGCCGGGTATCCTGGATATCGGCGAGCAGGTCGGCGGTATTCGGGTTAACCAGATAGGCTGGCTTAAATCCGTCCTGGCCGGTGACCTGATCGATGTAGGTGATATCGCCAGGCAAAAGAGAAACGCGCTGATTCTTAAGCGATGACGGGCCAACCATCGGCGGGTTTGTCGCCTTGTCGATTAGCTGGCTTTTGCGTTTCTGCTCCAGTTGCAGGGCTTTAACCTGCCCCAGCGCAATCATGCCCGGGCAGGAAGAGCCGTAAACGTCCTCGCCGTTGACTTCCCAGCGCGGCGCCATGATGGGGAATTCATCGAAACCAGATTCGCGCAACACCCTGTCGCTGTCGCCGCCAACCTCGTAGTAAACCGATTTTACCGGCTTATTTTTGCTGTTGAGCTTGGCAGTATCGCGATCGATGTTCGGATAAACGGCGTGAACCACTTCGATCCAGCTTTCGTAACTACCGGCATCCCACAGACCTTTCACCGAGGTGCTGACATTCTTCATGCCGAATTCCATCACCAGCTGACGCACAGTCATGGAGAACTTACGGAAACAAGTATCAACGCTGCCGCGTGCGGAGTTAGCCATGTAGTAACAGCCGATCGGGAACATCATCGTGCGGATAACATCGCTGTCGTCTTCAAGTACGGCCATCGCGCCGGTGCTGTAATTCCCCAGGCTGGCGTAAAGCAGCGGTAAAGACTGATAAAGATTCGACTTGTTGAACACTTCATTCATGCGGCGCTGGACAACTTCAAGCCAGAGCTTGACTGGTCCATAGTCCATCATGTCAGGGTCAGGCGTTGCCAACTTGAACCACGGGCGCGCCGGTGAGGTGATCCCCGACATCATCCCGCTCGACAGCGTGCGAGCTGACAGCGTGGCAGTGGGGTCAACAATTTTGGTATTGCGGCGGTCATCGCGGTTTACATCGGTGACCAGGAAACGGGAACCACGCGGATTGATGAAGTCGCTCAGTTCGCGCCAGTGCGGTTCGAACGATGAACGATCATTGGTGAGTTGAGCCTGCTGTTTTTGCAGTTGCTCTTTCAGGGTTTCCGCTGCCATTCCCCGCGCTCCTGTTACTGGCCGAGCAGCGTTTTACCGCTGGTATTGGCTGTTGAGGTGTCACCCTGGGCACCAGTGAGCAGAGTCGATGCTCTGCCAGCGGCGGCACGGCGGCGGCGGGTTTCTTCATCACGGGAATCGACTACGGCCTGATCCTGCTCCTGCGGTGCTGCCTGAATCTCCGGCGCTGCGGGTACAGATGGCGAACTTCCGATGCACATAGCGATGCTCCATACGCGTTTAAATTATTACCAATTTAATCACATATGATTTATTTAGCGTAGTGTATTGACTTTATGAGATGCAATTATTACCTTTAAGGTAATTAAACGGTGTATGGCACATGCATCGTGGCATTTATGCCGAAGCGGTCCGGCGGGGTTCCTTGATATTCCTATCCCCGAGCGGGTAGCCGGAATGTGCAAGCCAGTGAACGGTATGCACTGACAAGGGATCCACCATCCCGGCGATACGGTGTGACACCTCGGAAGAGACGAGGATGCAACTGAAAGAGCGCGGGCGTGAAAAACTGTACCCTTCAACTGCTGTAGTAACCAATCCCAATGGTGGCAGGCAAAGCATGGTGAAGGTGGACCGCTCTTTTTCAGTTGTGGTGAATAAGGCATTGCTCCGGCTACCACCGGTGATTGTTAGAAGCATCTGCGCAGAGTTGCTATGCCGAATAGACTGCGTACCACAACCCAATCACGCCTCAGGACCGTGATGCAGTACCAGTGTGATGCAGTCTTGGCGGTGGCAGTAGTTATCCCACTTACTGACCACCGCCCTTTTTACAGCAGGACGCCATTGCGATGACTTCATGCTGTAAACCCTGTGACACCCAGCCAAGGATGGCACCCCTCATTGCTTCCATTTCGCCCGGTTCGCCGGGCATTTTTTTAAGGTGAAAATCATGAAAGAGAAGACTACTGCAGAACGTTATGCCGCAGCTATTAGTGCGGCTATGGCGATTGTGAATATGCAGGAAGAGATAAAAGAGCAACTATCCATCATTCACGACAGCCTTACTTGTTCAGAGCTTATTGGTGGAGATTACGACGATAAGGCAGTTAAAGAGGCATTCAAAAATGCTGAGGTTGGAGTCGTTCCTGCTGGGTATGTTAAGGCTATATGCGTATTTGCAAAAGCGCAGGTACATTTGCATGAGAATCCAAATGATCTTGGAAGAGTCGCAATGCGTTATGTGATAGACGAATGTAGAGCTAAACAAAATCTTCCAAAATAACCGTGACATGTCACAACCATCCCACCGATGCGCGGGCAAATTAAACGAGGTTGTATGGATTTATCCAAGATAATTACGCCCGTTAAATCAAATGGTATTGAGTATTTAATAATTGGCGGGAAACGTGATGGTGAGCGAGGCATGATAGATAAGTCGATCCACACCATCAACGGCAATGGCCTCTACCACAAAAAGCAAATAACCTGTGGTGGATATACCGCAGTATTTTTTGTTTCATCCGACATGGGTGATGCAACCCCAGGTGAAGTGATGTCAGTCCTTTGTCACGGATACCGAAAATCCAAATAGATTGATGAGGTCGCTTAGGCGGCCTTTTCTACGCCCACGGATCGTAGTCCGTGATGGCCTTGCCCTGCTGCTGTCCGGGTATATTTAACTTTTTGGCGACCGGGAAGGCAAACGTTAGCAGCAGCGCATCGCCCTTGCCGGGCGACCTGCCCAACCGCTCTTTGATATCTTCCTTCGGCTCCATGACTATCTTGCCGTCAACTCTCACCTTGTACTCTGCTGCCGACAGATCGTCAGCTGTCTCCTGGTCATCAAGTGCGCCGCCAAGTTTAAGCCACGTCTTACAGGCGTTGAACATCTCGCCCCGCTTATTCAGCATCTGCGGATCCGTCGATGCGCCACCGAACGGCACAAGCTGCCATGAGCGGCCCCATCCGTCACCGATGGACTTGAGGCCGGTGCCATATCCGAAGTCGATAAACACCGCATCAGCTTTGTATTCGTCCTCAAAGTCGGCGATACGCTTTGCCATAATCAGATCGTCGGTGGTCTTATTGCCGGTCCAGAGAACTTTGCTGTGCAGCCCCTGGCGCAGGTATATCACCGCATCATCGACGCCAGAATAAGCCGGGTCGACGCCGATAATCACCGGGGCGTGCGCCACCTGCGCCGCGGTGACGACTCGCTTCATGGCCTCGTCGGTCAGGCCGGTAGGGATAAACTGCAGTTCTGACGCGTCAGGGAATATCCCGCGCACGCGGACCTTCACAAAGTCGCTGTCCTCGCCGTAGTCATCCACCCATTTCTGCAGCTGCTGCTTATTGGTGCCTTCGACGGTGCGGGAATCAATCTGTGCGCACTTCCAGCGGTGTTTGTACTTGCGGAAACATTCCCTAAATCTGCCCGTATTGCGCGTCGGGTTCCCGAATGCTACCCAGATAATCTCTGTGTCTTCGTCCGTCAGCGCCCCCTCGGCTACCTCCCACACCAGATCGGCAATATTGGAAGCCTCATCGAATACGACGATGATGCGCTTGCGCTCGTTGTGCAGGCCAGCGAACGCCTCGGTGTTGTGCTCAGACCATGGGATTGCGTCAGCGCGCCAGCGTTTATCGTGGCCCGGATCGTTGCTGTACATCGCCGTAGCGGTGCAGGTAAACCATTCTTTCGTGATAGCCAGGTTCGACCATTTGATGATTTCCGGCCAGGTCTTGGTGCGCAGCTGGTTGTCGGTGTTGGCGGTCACCACCACCTTGCAGTCCTCGCAGGTGGACATGCCCCAATTGATGAGCATCGAGATGAAAGCAGATTTACCGATACCGTGACCGGATGCGCGGGCCAGCATCAGCGGCTGATGACGCGTCGCGGGATTCTGCAGGTGATCGCGAATCTCGCGGAATGCATCAGCCTGCCATTTACGGGGGCCGGTGGCGTGCGCCAGCTCTGTGCCATCCTCGCCCCACGGAAACGCATACAGCGCATAGCCCAGCGGGTCATACGTGAACGAGGCGATATCCTCGACAAGCTGCTCTTCCGGCGACATGGCTGCAGCCGTCATTCTTCACCACCAGCCTGTTCTTTGACGCGGCGCCGGGCGGCGGCCATGCGGTCGGCAATCGTGACTGTGCCGGAAACTTCCAGGCGCTCTTTGAATGCGTTGACGTCGACGTGCTTACCGATGAGCTCTAGGTTTTTCACCTTGTCGGGCCATTTTATTTTCTTGAGGATAGTCTCTATAGAGGTCTCATCCATGTTCATGATTGTGGACGAAAGGTCAAAGCCGCTGAGGGTTGTACGCCATATCTTCGGCCATTCGCGGATCGGCTTAAGGCTGCCGTCATCGTTCAGGATATCCAGCACATCCATCTGGTCGATTTCCACCAGGCGCAGAAGCACGTAATCAGCGCTGACGCGCAGGCGCTTATTGCGCTCTTCCATCAGCTCGGCTATCCGTTTCTGAATGCGCTCGTCACGCATCATCACGCTGGCTTTGACGGCTGCTGTCTTAGGCGAAAACCCGGCGTTGATCGCTGCCTGAGTCTGATTCTCGGGGCATTTCGTGTATTCCTGGGCGTAAGCTTCCTGCATTGCCGTCAGCGGCTTGTACTGCGTGGATTTGCGTTTGGGGTCCTTTGGCATGGTAACTGCTCCGCAAATAATTACCGTTTTGGTAATAGTATCATGCCATTCGCGATGTTACATGATCGGAATATCATCTTCTTTCTGCCAGCCTGCCCGGTTTATCATGAACCTAATCACGCCTTTCACCTCAACATCATTGAGGGCCTCCCCCTCAATCGCCTCACCGTCGTCTGTGATTAGCGCCTGGCCACGAACAAAGGCGAATTGCGTACTCCCGCAAAAAGCGATTAGCACTTGATCCCCCTGCTTTGGACGTCGGGAGATATCAACGATTGCGTAACCCGCGCTGGTTTCCAGTGTGCGGCAATTGCCGTCATAGCCGCAAAGGCTGGTGATGGTAAGGGTTGCTTCTGCGTAGTCTTTAGCCGGAGATGGAAAACCCATAATGGAACCTCACATAAATATACTGTATATTTAAACAGTATAATCATGTGAGGATTTAGTCAAATCGTCGTGACATGTCACAGAGGTAATTTTGTTTCGTGCCAGCCCAGAGTGGCCCAGCATTGAGAATCACCGGCGCACGGGCATGATGCCACCGGAAGCTGATCGCCGCACTTACCACAGCGCCGTTTGCTGATGGCGTTAATCTTACCGCGAACCCGGGCATCATCCTGGCGGATAAGCAACGCGATGTACTCTGCCATTTCGTACGGCGCACGACCAGGGCGTCGGGCGGCGCAGTTCCGCGCCAGCATTTCCTGCTCCTGCTCATCCAGCACCAGTTCAATTTTGCGCTCACCGGCGGCGGACTGCCGCGCGCGCTGCGCGGCTTTGCGTTCTGCGGGGGATTGACTCACTGTTTTATCCCCCGCTCAGTGTTTTTCAGGTCATTCTCTGCGAAGAGGATTGACGTTCTGGCGGCGCGCAGCCGGGCCTTAGCGTTCTTTTCTTCGCGCTCCAGGTTGGCTACAGCCTCGCGCAGTTCATCACGGCGGTTATGAAGCTGCTGAATCTCTCTCACCACAGCCTCGCCATCAGTCGCGCACTGAAGAACGTACTGGAAAGGGTCAACGGCACAGCCACATTGAAGGCACAGAATGATCCGCCCTTTCTCATCGACTTCAACGGCTTTATGCTTGCAGTGTTGCTGCCTGTAGTCCTTTCTGTCGGTTACGGTGATATTCAGTAGCTTCTCTTCGTCTCGCTTGGGCTGCACCAGAGTGATGACGTTGTCGCTCTCATTTTCCATCTGGCACCTCCTGCGGGGCGGCTGCGAGCGTGGCGGCGTTCCAGGCTTCAAATTGACCATCAATGCCATCGTCACAATAGCCGTCAGTTGTCCGTAACGAATCCCAGCCATCGAGGGGCGCTCCATTCTGTGATTCCCACCATTTTTCGAATATGGAGCGGTCAGGCACAACCGGCTGCTGCGCGTGGCGATAGAGCGGCGCTATATTGCGCTCAAGGTCGGTAATGACGCTCCATATTGGGACTGACTCGACGCCTTGTTTCGCCATATCACGATAACTGTCGGCATACGGCAGCACAGGATTACGGTTAGGCTCGCTGTCCGGTGCGGCCAGCGCCATGCGGGCCATCTCGCGAATCTCATCGTTGATGTTGCACATGCGCGGATCGTTGGCGTACTGCTCGATGCGCTCTCTGGTTAATTTGCTGGTCATTGGTTGGCTCCCCGTGAAATTTTGTGGCCCGGCGCATAGCAGCGCTGGCGGTCTTTGCTGATGCGCCAGCCAGCTGCACGCGCCTGTTGTGAAATGTCAGTCATATTCCGACCAATAAAATCAGCCTCTGCGCGCGGATAAATTTGTCCTGACTGGCAACCATCACAGTCGCAATACAAATCGGCGCAGAATCCTTCAGTTATGCCCATCACTCAGCCTCCCACTTGATGCCAGCGGTACCATTTAAGCGACGAATCTTTGTCAGGGCATGATTGAAACCATCAACCTTCCCTCGGAGATATGGCTCTTCGTCGATGTCGTAATCCCCATTCTCCATCTCGCAATCAAAATCGAGAGCATCTGGCAGCTTCACGGTGCGGGACTCCAGCTCGGCGATGCGCTGGCGCAGTGCTGCAATCTCCATCTCTGCTGCATCGGCATAATGGACGTTTTCATGCTCAAGCGGCGGCAGGTCTGGAGTGTTCACGCCAAACAGCGCCGCCAGTGCGCGATAGTTCAGCTCGCTGTGATAGCGGCCTTTGCAGCGAACCAGCTTTTCGGCTGCTGCACGAACAGGTTCAATATCGTCGATATGCGCTTTGAGCTTATCAGCGCGGAACCGCTCGTTATCAAAGCTGGTACGCCAGTTTTCCCGTTCTCTTTCTGCCTGCTCTGCGCGGGCATCGAGCCTAACGTTAGCGGCACAGAGTTTACGCTCTGCTTCTTCCAGCTCGGCGATGCGTTCTTTTGCTACCAGCAATTCAGCAGCAATTTCACGCCAGCTTTCGTAACTGGCCTCAAGCTTGTCCCAATTCGGGTTGAAGTTGGCAAGCTCAGACAACTGGCCTTTCAGAAACGCATTACTCTTCCGCGCCTTCTCCAGCGCCTCTACCAGCGATAACGCGAGTTTTCGCAGATGGTCTTTACTGCCAATTGCCGGATTTGAAAGCTCAGCGCGCAGTTGCGCCAGTTCGGTGATATCAGTTGTCATGCGGCACCCCAGCAAATTTGAGTTTTGTAATTACTCTTAACACGCTTAACTCTTCCGGCAGATTCCAGCTTTTTCAGGCGACGCAGCACATACGCGGTATCGAGAGGCCAGTATTTACGGCGGAGAACATTGGTTAAGAAATACGTCATGCAGCTTCCGTAATCTGCCAGCAACTGGATGATTTCTTCATCGGTTGGCTTGCTCATCTGGCTCCCTCGCGCAGCGCGGCTTCCCACTCAGCCAGTGATTTTTCAGCGTATTCACCTGACAGACCGTCTTCAGCAGGGTTGCTGGCCAAATCCTCTTTCGCGGTCAGAATCATGCGCACCACGTCAAAAACTTCTGCCATCGGCTTATCAACGAATCCGTGATTGAAAGCGGCTGCAAGGCGGCTTGCTGCAAAGTTGATGCCTTCAACGCGACCATCAGCCTTAATCGCGGCATAGATGCTATCGGTGGCGGGGGTTTCTGGCAGTAATTTGTAGTCGCAGCTTCCTTCCCATCCATTTTCTTCCGAAGGTTTTTTAATATCGCATTGAACGGCATGCTGAATAATTACACCCCATACCGTCTTCTCTACCTCTTCAGGCCAGCCATCGCCAGCATCGCCGCGATATTCATCGATCATTTCGTTTGCAGCGTTGATAGCCTCATCTCGGGTTTTGTAGGTCTCAAACCCAGCATCTGGGCTGTGCATGAAGAAGCTAAACCCTGAAGTAAGCCCCACATTCTCCGCAGCCAGCTGCTTAACCTGAGACTTGAGGGCCTGCATTGCCGTATCCCGCAGGGTCCGCAACGAGCGAATTTCGTTGGCTACCGACGCAGGGCCATCCTCGCCGCAAACTTCCATCATGACCCTTTCCCATACGCGCTCTGCATTCAGCGCCGCATCACGCTCGCCAGCAACACGAATCGCCCAGCGCATAACGTCCAGATACTTCCGCTCTTTGATCGACAGCTCGCCTGCGCTCTCCAGGGAGGCGATGAGCTCGTTTACTGTTTCGATGTTCATTCCGTCACCCATTCGATCGCCAGATAGACCACAGACACGACGGCGATGATTGCCACCCACCCAATGATGTTTGCCACTGTCACAAACAGCAGCAGTGACCGCCGGCTGTAATTCACGAAATCAAAGTCCATACTTACCCCCGCTTACCCGTTTAACTTATTGATTCATTTGATATCTATCAGGATCGTCGTTTTGACCTATCTCTTTGCCATCAGTGATTCATAAAACTTTTGCCACTTATGCCGACCGAAATTAGCCTTCGAGTTACAGCTCGAACAAAGGCAGATCAGGTTCTCCTGTCGGCAATCTTGCTTGTCGTAGTTGATGTGATGCGTAGTGAGGCGTTCGTCATTTCCATCACACCCTGGGTTCTGGCAAATAAACCCGTCACGCTCGATCACCTTTTTGCTCGTCTCCCGGAAGTCCCACGGATATGGAAAGCGCGATAAGCCACCAGACCAGTTAGGATTTCCATCGCCCTTCATGAGAGATGACCGCATTTCGTTGGAACACGACTTTGAGCAACACTTCATGCGCTTCGCGTGGCTTCTGAAAACAGAGAACGGAGATCCGCAAACGCAGCATGTTTTCGTTTCACGCTTTGGTTCTCGATTAACAGTCTTTCCTCTCTGGGAGATACCAACGCACTGAAGCGAGCAAAAACGCGAGGAAGAATTGACCCGCTTAACCTGGTATTGCTTGCCACATACGGCGCAAACCTTTTCGACTTTCCCGCCTTTCCAGTTCGGATTTTTGTCACCGGATACAATCAATCCAGCAGCATTGGTCTTCGTGCTCATAACTCTTCAATCTCCCATCCACCGCCGAGCTTTTTAGGTTTCGGATAAGCAACCTGAAAGACGAACGGATAGCTGTCTGCCGCAACCTTCATCTTGACTCTCGCATCGTCAGTAAAGACCGCCTTGCTGCCCTTAACGTCCACCATCACCAACCGCCCATCGGCCAACATCACGGCAAAATCGACAGTCAGGAAACAGTTATCAGCCAGCCTCAGCTTGATTCCTTCAAACCGGTACCAGGCGATTTCCCCGTAGCGCTTGCGCAGTTCGAGGTGCTGGCAGTAAGCCGTCTCGGTTTTATTCATCTGCCCGGCCTTAAGTCTCCCGAGCGCCTGCAATGATTTCTTCATGACGTTTACCTTATTGGTAATATAAATCTATATTCAGATCGATATCAATAGTCTTGCGCATATTTTATTACCATTTTGGTAATTCTAAAAACGTAAAAAAATGCGCTACTGCGCTACCGATTCCGTCAGTGTGTCGGCCCGCCTCTGAATCCTGGCGGGATCTGCGTATCAGGCTCAGAGATGGCGTTTACATCGCGCCTTTCCGTTCCGCCTTTCAGCTCAAACAGCCCTTTCCATCCCTTGGCCATGCTCTGCTTCACGATCTGCATCTGCCGCGCGTGGTTACCACCAGATAAGTTAATCAGCTCGGTGATCGCCGCCCCCTCGCTCCGTTCAGTTGGCGCGTAGGATTTAAACCGCATTTCTGACCTGTAGGCTTTCCACTCTTCCCAGGCTTCGGCATTGAGCTGTTCAGGATACGGATATGATTTTTTAGGCTCCCTTCCCCTTGGGGGGTTAGGGGGGTTTTTATCTTTTACTTCTTCCTCTTCCTCTTCCTCTTCCTCTGGTAACGCTTTTTGTAACGCTGACTGCGTTACTTTTTGCGTTTCATTTTTACGGTGAGCCGCAACCCTTCTGTTTGTAAGTGCCCGTTTTTTAGAGCTTTCTCCGTTATGACGCTCAAAGTTTGGCAATACAAGCTTATTGCCGTCGTAAGCGAGCCAACCAACGGCGATCAGTGCGTCAGCGAATCCTGTAATAAAAGCGATACGGTCGAGCACTCCTTTTGTAACGCTGCCAGCGTTACCATCAACGGTCTGTTGATCTGCCCATGCCCATATGCGAACGAGCTTACCGAGTACCGCGTCGGGGTCGATATTCAGGATTTCCGCTATCTGGAAAATCTCCGGCTTGTCTGGCGTGATTACCTCAACTTTTATCCAGCTACTGGCCATGTGACACCCCCATATAAGCGCGTATAAAAGCCGCTGCGGCCTGTGCGTTTATGGCGTTGCCGTAGCCTTTTAGTCTGCCGACTCGGTTACGGCCAGCCAGTGCTCGTGGTGAGGACTTACCGTGTCCCATTCCTTTGGAAAACCCATTAGCCAGCGGGAATGTGCAGGGTTCAACTGGACGCCATTTCCCATCGCGACAATAGAGCCAGTCCGCATCTCTCCAAAAACCGTTAACCTCCAGGGGCCGCAGGTGTAAGCCTGGCGCGGCAGCTGGTCCAGTCGTTCTTTCCCGTCCCGCTGCGCCGTCATTCCCGCCGAATCCTTCCAGTCGCGTGACGCTGGAGTTACCCAACCCGTCAGTAGAACGGTTCCCGGTAATTTCAGGCATACTTTGGGAGTACCGTCCGGGTTCTTTCCGCTGTAGCAATGGGTCGACCCCGTCGCGTCGTTCGCGAGCGGAGTTTGCCAGCCAGATAATTTCACCGCTCCGGACAGGTTCTGCAGTCCACGCTTCGTTTCTGGCTGTGGATTCGTATTGCAGGTTGGCGTCGGCCACCCAGTAGGCCCGCTCTCGTTCGTTCGGCGACCCGACACCCGCAGCCGGGAACGGCGTAAGCCCGAAGGCGTAGCCCATTCTTTCCACGTCATTTTGTACAAGGTCGAACCATGGATCCGCACGACCTCCTGCAACCTGCTCACCAGCGATGCGCTGAGGTCGGCACTGCTTGATAAGCCAGCCAAACGCAGGCCACAAATGTCTGTCGTCACTAAACCCAGCGCCTTTGCCAGTCGTGGAGAAAGGCCGGCATGGGCAACTTCCTGTCCAAATCGGTCTGTTATCCGGCCATCCGGCCAGACGCAGAGCATATGACCATCCACCAATCCCGGCGAAAAAGTGGCACTGGGTAAATCCTCTGAGGTCGTCAGGTGTGACATCTTCAATACTCCGTTCGTCAACTTCGCCCGGGGCGATATGCCCGGCTGCTATGAGGTTACGCAGCCACTGAGCCGCGAATGGGTCGATCTCGTTGTAGTAGGCCGCGGGCTTCATGCTGCCTCCCGCGCCTTTCTGGCTGCCTTTAATTTCTCAGAGCGTAACTGCTGCTGACGACGCGCTCGGTCGTTGTTGCACTGGACACATTCGCCGCTGATTGTGTAGCGCTGGCTATCGTGGCCATGGATGCACTTTTTGCCGGTATAGAACCGGGTCAGGCCGAGTTCGAGCGCCTCGCGCTGTGTAATTCGCTTCATCGGTTTACCCCTTTGTTATTTATCTTTGGTAATTTTGCATCAAGGCGGAAAAAGATCAACCGAATTCGGATAAATATTACCATTTCGGTATTGAGAGGATGCCAGGAGCCGCCGGGGGTGGCGGCACAGGGGGAAGGAAAGGAGATCAGAGGTCGCAGAAGTAGAGGACGAGGTCGTTTTTATTCCGGGTCCATTCGCGGGCCTTACACGCTTTAAACAGTCCATCCATCAAACGCTTGCGTGGCATCTTGCGGCGCCCGGTGAGATGGGTCTGGATGTAATGGCTGGTCGTTCCGGCTTCCGCAGCAAACGCCTCGCGCTCAGCGGGCGACAAATCAAGCCAGCACTTTTTGAAATTAAATTTATTTTCTTCGCTCATAGTTTGCTTATCTCAGCCTGTCTATTCATGGGTAAATTATTACCTTTCTGGTGAATAAATCAATGATTATTACCATTTTGGTAAGTTTACCTTTATGGTAATATTCTATTAAATTTAATCAGTTAGGTAATAATTGCAGGCAAAACATAATAGACATGAAAAGCATCTACGACATACGACGTGATAACCTCAACGAAATAATCCGGCAGAACTTCGATAACACGCAGTTGAGATTCGCCGAAAGGATTAAGAAATCGCAGAACCTGGTTAACAGGTGGTGTAAGGGTACGAAAAACATCGGCGGCAATGCCGCACGCGAGATTGAGGCTTTCGCAAGGAAGGAACGTTTCTGGCTGGACATCGATCACATGTCTGATGCACCCGCGCAACTCGGGCTCCTTAACCCGGATGAATGGAGCGTGGAAAAGCAGGCATCTTTCACCCTCGGCCTCTGGATGGGTTCGCACCCGACTCTGAACTCTGAGAAAAAAGTCTCTGACGCTGCCGGTATTGGCCAGGCCACCGTTAACCGCATTCTGAACTGCGACGGCAGCACAAGCATCGGCGTACTGCATGCCATAGCGCGTGCCTTTGGCAGAGAAGCCTACGAGCTGATTATGCCGTCTGACGCGCGCGGCCTGATTGAGTATGACCACCAGGCTTTCGAAAAACTTCCGCAGGAAGAGAAGAACAAGATCACCGCGTTCATTGATTTCATTTTCAGTCAGAACAGAGAAAGCTGATCTGCTGACACTTCCCGCCATCCGGAGGCATGATTCTTACCGCGCCTCGCAATTACCGTTTTGGTAATATTTTTCTCATCACCTCTATTGACATAATCATTTTTTGATCTGATTATTACCTTAAAGGTAATCAGGACTCGTATTAATTACCCGAAAACCACCGCCGGTGGCTTTCTGATACGCCTGATTATTACCAAACGGTAATAGAGAGGTTTGTATGCAATGGCAAATCATTAACGGCTGGTACTGCGTCACGGCTTGCGGGCTGATGAGCTGGAAGTTTCGCACGCTGCAGGAGGCTATCAGCTGGGCATTCGTCAGCAAACTGGCGGCAAAAACGGAAATGGATATGGGGGTGTTCAAGTGATCTCGACTCAACAGCAACGCAATCTGCAAAAAATCATGGCCGGTTTCGACAGCGACTATCGCATCGCCGAAGTGTTGCATGCCAGGCAGGTAGAGCTTCAGGAAACGCTTAAGACTGAATACCTGCTTCCGGCATTCGACAATCTGCGCCGCGCCGGGGTCCGCCAGGACATCATCAACGCTGCACTTGAAAGCGTGGAGTTTGAAGAATCACTGGCGGCATTCATCAGTGAACTGACCGGGATCGTTGGCAAGTGGGATCTGGCAGACCAAATCGACAGTGCGAGGACAGCGGCATGAACCCAGGTATCTATTTCGACATCAGCAACGAGGACTACCACGCCGGAGACGGCGTGAGTAAGTCGCAACTGGATATGGTTGCCAAAAACCCTGCCCTGCTGAAATGGGTCAAGGCAGCGCCGGAAGATGAAGAGAAAAAGTCCGCGCTGGACATGGGTACAGCCCTGCACTGCCTGCTGCTGGAGCCAGAGGAATTCGATAAGCGCTTCATCATAGCACCAGCATTCAACCGCCGGACTACCCAGGGTAAAGCAGACGAAGAAGCATTTCTGAAAGATGTATCAAGGCAGGGAATGACGGTAATGACCGCCGAGGAAGGCCGGAAACTTGGCCTGATGCGAGAAAGCGCCATGGCTCACCCGGCGGCGCGCTGGATGCTGGAAGCCCCGGGTTATTGCGAAGCATCGATGTACTGGAATGACGATGAGACCGGCGAGCTATGCCGGATCCGCCCGGATAAGTGGCTCAACGAGCACAACGTGATCGTTGACGTGAAGAAAGTAGCCGACATGGAACGCTTCGCACGGCACATCGAGGAATTCAGATACCACGTCCAGAACGCTATGTACTGCGAAGGGGCGCAAAAGGTTACCGGCGAAGTACACGGATTCTTTTTCCTGGCAGTCAGCGAAAGCATCGACTGCGGCCGCTACCCGGTCCGCGTGTTTGAACTTGATGCACCTGATGTTGATACCGGAATGGTGCTGTTCCGCCGGGATCTGAATACCTATCACCAGTGTCGCCTGTCAGATGAATGGGGCGGCGTGGAAATTATTAAACGCCCTGAGTGGGCACGCAAACAGGATCTGTACGTATGAGCAACGACATCACAATCACTTCTCAACCTGGCGCTACCGTCGGCACCGCGGCGGCAATATTCAGTCCGGAAGGTATGGATCGCCTGGTGCGCTTCGCCACCCTAATGGCAGACAGCAAAGCCACTGTACCGGTGCACCTTGCTGGTAAGCCAGCTGATTGCCTGGCCGTCACTATGCAGGCCGCGCAGTGGGGCATGAACCCGTTCGCAGTCGCGCAGAAAACGCACGTGGTTAACGGAACGCTGGGCTATGAGGCACAGCTTGTAAATGCAGTAGTGTCCTCTTCTAACCTGCTAGCAACGCGCCTGAACTATCGCTGGGATGGTGACTGGTCAAAGGTGAATGGCAAGAGCGATAAATCCCCTTCACTGACAGTGACGGTATCGGCGGTTCTTAAAGGGGAAGCTGAACCTCGCGAGTTGACAATAAGCATGGCGCAGGCCGGTGTTCGTAACTCTCCGCTATGGGAACAGGATCCGCGCCAGCAGCTGGCTTACCTGTGCGTTAAGCGTTGGGCTCGCCTTCATGCTCCTGACGTTCTTCTGGGAGTCTACACGCCTGACGAGTTACAGGAGACCGCGCCGCGCGTAGAGCGTGATATCACACCACCAGCAAGAAACGCCGCTGGGATGAACTCGCTCATCAACGCTAAACCTGATCAGCAGCCGGAAGATAAGCACCCAACCCGATCTCAAGATGAAATCCTGGCCAGTTTCACGGATGCAGCTGGTAAGGCTGAAAACGCTGACAAGCTAAACCTTATTTTCAATGGAGGGACCTGGCCAGATGGGAAAAAACGCCCAGGCGCATGTGATGCGCTTTCTGATAAATGGCTGGAAATGGCGACAGAAGTCTACACCATCCGCCGCGATGAACTGAACGAAAACCCGATGTAAACACCACCGCGGCGCCACGGCGCCGCACTGAAACAGGAGAAGAAATATGAAAGGTGCATTAGGCAAAAAGGAACTGCTGGCGGTGGTGCCGTTATCAATGAGCACAATCGATCGCCTGGAGAAGAACGGCCAGTTCCCTAAGCGCTGGTATATCACTGACAAGCGCTGCGCATGGACTCAGGAAGAGGTTGAGAAGTGGCTTGATGAGCGAATGGCTGCCAGCCCGGTAGAGTTTGGCGGAAAAAAGCCGCCGGTTGAACAGCGAGTATTTCGCCCGGTAGGTAACGCTGCGTGATGTCGCTGGCGCAGTACTGGAAAAGGTGGTCAGGATGGTTTTACTACCTGGCCGCCGTATCCGCCTGGCTGTTCCTGCTGGCGGTAATCTTTCGAGAAGGCTGGATAAAATGAACCGTATTGAAAAATATCACGCTCAGTACGCTCCGCAGCGTAGAGCATCAAAGGTCATCGCCGTTACACCTGCAGCCCTTGCGTTTGAACAAAGAGCGATAGAGCGCGAAAACAAAGGCCAGTATCGCCTGGCCGCCCGCCTGTGGCTTGAGTGTATGGATGCCGCGACCGGAGAGGTTGAGCGTGCACGCATTGCGGTACGCAGGGATCAGTGCATCGGCAAAGGTAATGGCCTGCGTCGTGGTGGTTATGCTGGGATCTGCGCTACTGCCGGGGTGGTTTATGACTAATCCGCACGACAACATTCGCGTAGGTAGTGTCACCCTGGTTTATTCATCATTGCGCCGTGGGTGGCTGGCGCCTGGCGGTCAGGTTATCCAGAACCCGCTGAAGGCTCAGCGCCTGGCTGAGCTAATCAACAGTAAGAAGGTGGCGGCATGAACGGAAAATACACCCTGATTTATGCGGATCCGCCTTGGGCATATCGTGATAAGGCAGCCGACGGCGACCGCGGTGCCGGGTTTAAGTACCCGGTGATGAATGTTATGGATATCTGCCGGCTGCCCGTGTGGGATCTCGCCGCCGACGATTGCCTTCTGGCTATGTGGTGGGTACCCAGTCAACCGGTAGAAGCGCTGAAGGTTGTCGAATCCTGGGGATTCCGTCTCATGACGATGAAGGGATTCACCTGGCACAAGATCAATAAGCACAAAGGAAATAGCGCGATCGGCATGGGCCATATGACCAGGGCGAACAGCGAAGACTGCTTGTTTGCGGTGCGCGGAAAATTGCCGGAACGTATGGACGCTTCAATATGCCAGCACGTAACGGCGCCGCGCCTGGAGAATTCGCGCAAGCCGGACGTTATCCGAGAGAAACTGGTGCTGCTGCTGGGCGATGTTCCGCGTATTGAGCTATTCGCGCGCCAGTCGTCTCACGGTTTCGACGTGTGGGGAAATCAGTGCATAGCGCCGGCGGTTGAACTGCTGCCAGGCTGCGCCGTGCCGGTAGTAAAAACGGAGGCCGCATGAATATTTCGGAAGAGGCATCGCTTATCCGCCAGCTCGAAGAGGCTCGCGCTGTTATCAACCAGCGCAATGGGGAAATATTGCGTCTGCAGAGAGAGGCGGAGCGCTACCGCGAACAGCGTGATTCTGCAAACGCGATGGTTCAGTTTCTGCGAGAGACCTTTGAGAACAGTACCGCTACGCATATGCGAATTTGTCCTTATTGCCAGCAGATCCATGATGACAGGTTAGCGTGCCCAGCATTCACGAAAACAGGTGGATTATTGTTCGGTCATCCACCTTTCAAACGCTGA